AGCTAGAAAAACCTATTTTTTTAGACATTGGAATGTATCTTATTGGTGTTATCAAGGTAAATATACAAACCCATTTGATCTTGCAACACACATGGGTGATCTTGATTTAAAGTTTATTAATACAAATTACATTAAGAAATATGCTACAAGCAAAGACTCTGTAAAATATTCAGATCATCAAACAAACAATTACAATTGGAATTAGGTTTTATACCAATACTTATCGTAGTTTTCTTTGTCATATCTAACTACTTGCCAGACATCTTTTCTTTTAAGACTTCTCTTAGCATAGTCAGTAGCCGCAGCTTCAGTAGAAAATATTTCGTTAGAATAGGAAGTAAGTTTATTATTTTTATTTTTAAATATTATAAAAAACATTATTTATATGGATAACCTAAATTCCATAGTACTAAACTTTTTCTAATGCCTTTAGTTATTGGTGTAATTTGATGCCAGATAAAAGAGGGAAACACTACTAAAGATCCTTTATCTAATATTTGATCGCAAGATATAATCTTTTGTTCGTAAGGTGTGCTTGTATAAAATTCTAATTTACCACCCTCATAATCTTCAGGATTAGATAAACTAATAGTAACAGATAATTTTCTAATTTTACCATAATAATCTTTGCCAAACTTTTCGGTATAAGGTTTATCTAGTTGGTCAATATGCCATTTATAATATTGTTCTGTTTCATATTCTGTATATTGTGCTTTCTCAGTTTTATCCCATTGTAAATTCCAACCACAATCTTCATTAGCTTTATCTATGTAAGGTTTAAGTGTTTCATCAATCCAAGACTCATTCAACCAAGTAATGTTAGATAGTCTTTTAACAGCATCATTATCAGATACAGATGCTTTGTTTTTGTTTTGATTAGCAGCTTGAGATATTATTTTATCGCAAAATTCTATTGGCAGACCTTTTTTAAATACAAAATAATAGTTATTAAAATTCATATATAAAAGGGTGGACAGGAGCTATCTTATCCACCCTTATCATCAAACAAACACAATCAAGTTCACTAGGCTTGATTGAATTTTATGTTAGACATTTTTAAAACTCAGTTAACGAAACTGAGTTATTATCGGTTGGTCTAACTTTCTCCAATAATTCTGTTGCATCACCTGTAAAGTATTCAAGTGGCTTATTAAAAAATTTACTTATTTTTAAAAGTTTTGTAGAGCTAAGACCATTTGCACCTTTCTCATATTTTTGGATTTGTTGAAAAGTTACATTTATTTGTTTTGCTAATTTTGTTTGTGTTAAAGGTTGTTTAATTTGTTTATATGTACCTCTCCAAATACCATCAGTTGAAATACTAATGTCTTTAACATCTATGACATAATTTTTTCTTGCTTCTTTAACTTTTTTACCAATAGCCTTATTAAGCTCATTTTCTTCATCAGTTTTTTTATAAGATTTATATGATCGTTTCATTTTTTACTCTCCTTTTGTTTTGGCAGACAAGTAGCCTAAGAATAATTACAACTTTTAAGTTAGTTAATAATT